CCAGAAACCAAGAAACGGGATGAAGTCTAAAGAAACGGAGCGTGTCGGGTTATCCAAAACAGCGCGTGGAACGGAACGGACTGGAACATGATGGAACCAGTCGTGGACGGAGGAGAAATCGGGAAAGCAGATGATTTTCTTTTTGGTGTGTAAGAACTCTGGGTCAAGAGAGAGAGGGGGAACCAAGAGAGAGGCAGGATGAGAAAAAGAAATTGGAGACAAAGAACCAGTTTGTTTTGAAGCATCGTACTGGCAAAAGCTTGAAAAACCGAGGAAGCAGAGAATGTAGGCAATGATGGCGTACATGTTGTGAGGTGATGAAAACCCCCTACTCGCATTCCACGGGCCTGTTTTGCATACCGGTGCCCATCATTGTGCCGAGGGCCTGCTTGCATATCTCCGGGATGTTCCGGACACGATCCGGATGGCAGAGCTTCATCAAGTCTCGATTAGCCCTACCACGCTTCTCAAAGACCGTCCGAACACAAGAATCCATGTACTGTTCCACGGGATCTTCGTCTCTAAACCAGAAATGCCATCTAGTCCATGCGGGGCGTGCCCATTGCCGAGACCGACTCTTGAACCGTTGATCGCCCATGACGCCTGCATTTGAAGCCAGCCAGTCGTGCCACTTCTCTTTGCCATCATTTGCCCATGCCCGCACAAATGGTAGTGCCTCAGATAGAGACTTATGCCAAATGTAAAGGAATGCGATTGCATTGACCGTGCCGCGCTTGTTAACCCAGAAAAATTCTGCGAGCGGCATGTAATAATCAGAGCAAAGCAAACCAATGACGATTGAGAGAACATGCCAACGAAGATCGTGACCGAGGAGCCAATCTGCGAATACACCCGTGATAACTGCGACATAGAGTTGCCAGAAGTAGACCTTGCGGCGAAAACAAGCTGCACCGAGGAACGACATCAGAAGAGACATCGTGTAGTACTCATGAAGAATTAGAGCACGAAGACACGTGAAACTGATGAAGATGATGGCAAGGATGAATTCATCGGCAACCTTTGTTGCGTCGTGGGTGAGATCGATCAACTCCTGGACGTCAGTGAAAACCAGCCACACCAAGTAAACCCAAATGACAGAGAGACCCAGGGATATGAGCGTCTTATGGATTTTAAATGAAGCGCCGGAGACGGTACCGTATGCCGCATGCTCGACTCTTGCGCTGGCAACGCGTTTGTAACCGCTCGTCTTCACACTGCGGAAGTGAAAAGGGAGGACGAGCGTGCGAAAAACGAGCTGAGTGGCCAAGAAAAGCCATGCGGCTGCCTCGAAGCTGAACCCAATGTACAATGAGAAAGCCGTAGGCAAGCAGAGCAAGACGTTGACGACCGGGCCGAACAGGCGTAGGTAAACCAGTATGTAGAACTGCATGCTGGCAATGATCTCCTCGACGCGTTTCACGACCTTGGCGATCATCCACTTGCGATTCTCGTAGATATACGCTGCGATGATGCAAACGATTGAGAGGAGCGTGAGTTGACGGAGACTGCCAAATATGCCTTTGCCAAGTTGCTTGTGCCACGAGAACTTGCCACGGACGACGACGACGTGATGGTCTTCGATCTTGAGGGACAAATCGGAGCCGGTGCGGCGCACCCCAAACTTCATTGCGGCACGGAGGATCTCGTCAGCGCTCATGTGAAAAGCGTGAGTGTGGCGAGAATTCCTGTCGGCGGCGCGGATGTCCGGGTGCACATAGTAACGAAGCCTGAGCTGTGCGACGTAATTCATGACGTCTTCGATTGGGACGTCGGCAATGAATGCGATGGCTGCCGGGGCGCAGCGATCTCGTAGGTCTTCGAACACAACATCATACCGCCCAGACTGCCTGATGACTGGC